AGAGACATGAATAAACAAAACACGTAATTAATTTATATAGTTTTTATTTCTATTTCTTTAATTATATACATCTAAATTTATTTATTTTTATATTATATTCAAATTTATTTATTTTTAGAGATCGCTGGTGCGCATAGGCAAAATTAATTGCCAGCTAAATAAGAACTTATCTGATTTAGAGGACAGGTTCTAATGACTAGTCACATCAGCGAAGTTATATATATATATGTATTTTTATATGGCAGTGATACGTAATTGCCCGATACAAGTTTGGGTGCCACCCGAAAAACTCTCCCTAACCACAAGATTTAGCGTGGTAGGAGCGTTAACACTTATATAATTTGGCCAAGCAGTTATAGAAGTATATTGAGCGATTGTAGAACAGCCCGATTCATTGTCAGTGCCTAAAGTCAATCCAGGAGTAAGGTAGTGTCCAGTTGTTACATTATAAAGTGCAACTTCAGCTGTAATAATTTGATCGATTGCAGAACTAATGAACATAGCAGTCGCGTCAAGAAGGTAATTTCCTGCAGGGAGAACAATTGAACCCGCAGTATTGACGAGACTTAATCCATTTGTTAATGCAGTCGCAAGAGCTAAAACCTGAACAGTATTAACTGTTGAATACGACTCAGCACTGGATGAACAAAACATTGAAACTGAGTTGTTCGCTGGTGCAGCAAGAGCCGAACTTGGTAAAATAGGTATGGCGAACCAAATACGATACTTAACGTGAAGTTCGCCACAAGTTGCTGTGCTACTACAGCCGATGGTTGAAACAAACAAGTTCCCACCATCATACAAACGTATATCAGCTTGCCCAGGCAAGTTCCCAGTTCTGACATATTTACCTAAAGATCCGTCGATCAACATATGAGGATCTAATTTTAAACGGATTATTTTGCAGGGTAAATGGTCAGCGTGAGGCACAGTATCTTCAATCTGTTGCTTCGTAGTAGGTGGAGAATCAGCGGCATCATAATTACAAGAAAGTAATACTTTACCTTGAGATCCCTGAGTGTTATATTCAGAGACCTCAGGCTTGTAATAAAATTCGATGCTATCGACACCCCACTTCTCCCACTGAGCAGCCTCCTTAGACAACCAGGGAAATGTAAGTACTTGCCCAGGGTTAACAGGGTAAGCAGTAACGGTCGGTACCGTTGTACTCGTTGAACCGAGGACTTCAGCCAGGTATTCATCTTCTTCAACATAATGTCGTTTAGATCGCTGGCGTGAGTTCCCGGAGCCCTTAGCTACTGTAGATGACCCGTAATCAGATCCTCGTTGCTTCGCTTTATTAAAACCGTCGCGCAAGCCATTATTATAGTCGAGAACCTTTTCCTTAATCATCACAACAGCTTTGGAATCAGGTCCTTTCTGCCTTTTAGATGGACGTGATTGTTGTATGTGCTCGTCTTGAGCCGGATGTTTCCGCTTCTGCATATTCTCAGAAGGTAATGGAACAAAAAAGTTGTTGTATAACTTATCTTTCAAAGTAAAGCCTAATTTCAAGAGCCCCTCCTTATTGAAGCCATAGGACGTGTTCTTCAACAGGGCATGGTCAGCAGCATGTGAATTGCCAAACTCATAACCGTAATCGTGAGCTCGACACTTAGAATCAAGACTGTCGACAGGGGCCTTGGCATAATTGCCAACACTAGTGAACTCACCACCAGTGTAACCAGGGCCGCAATAATTGCCATGGTACTTGAAAGACATATGCGTTGATTTACTAGTGACGTTAAAATTTAAAATCAACCCGGGTAACCACTAACCCGGTAACGTCACAAAGCGAAAGTGGCCTACTTACGCTTCGCCGTAGGGCGACGCGTAGTAGGTTTGGTAGGTGATGAGCCTACCAATTTCTCGTCCTTTGATCCAACTTTCGCGGACGAATCTTGTGCAACCTGCTTCTTAAGGTCCTTTATAGTGCAGCCAAGACATAGCGTATGAGGTTTCTTTGGATTTTTAGATTTACCTAAACGCCTGCCACAGCGGCATATTTGGGGCTCGTCTGAATTTGCAGGTTTTGCTGGGGCGTTCTCAACGCCTCGTTGACGGACAAGTTTTGGAGCGCCCGGCGGCAAGGCCTTGAACTTTCTATCTTTATCCCTCAGCAATTCACCATCGACGATTACACTGTTTTTAATCTTAGGTGCTTCAGGCTCAACAATGATTGGAGGACAAAGCGGATCTACTTTGCCTGCCTCAACCTCAGCTAACCAAGAAATAAATCTTGGATAGTCCAAGGTGGGCAAGCAATCAGCAATATGCTTAAGCATCCACTTGTCTTCATTTTCGTTGGGATACTGAACCGAATCGGGATGAGTGGCATGATAACTAGCCAGTCCTAGTTTCATCTCGATTAATCCGTATCGCTTAATTATGACCTCTGCTAACTCACCAATAATGGGAGTATTCCTATCAGTCAAATAAAAGCCCATACACTTCTCGTGTAACTTCTGAAATGGTGTGACTCTGGGTGGTAATTTAACCGTAACATGCAACTTCGACAATTGCCTTGCTACGTCACACATACTATTCAATGATCCTTGCCAGACATAAGGTGAATAAATACGTCCAAGGAACTTCAAACCATCGGAATAAAGAACCTTGACCGATAAAGTCAACTCCTGCCCAACCGTGGAACAGAATTTTGTGTAACACTCAGAATCAACGTCTGCAGTGATGCCATCATCTCCACCATAAATACCCATCTTCCGCCAAGCTTCAGCGGGGGTATTAAAGATACCGTCATCATTAAGTTGAGATCGCAAAGCTCCATACGCCATGAAGCCCCCTCGGCCGGTATTAAATTCTGATGTTTCAGCCGATCCTGACATTTGAGCCAGGCCAATCTCATATGATATTGGTTTCAATTTAGGGTCAACGCTGAGATGACCTTTTTGATCCTTCTGTTTTTCCATAAGTTCGATCAACTCAGCGTGGTAACTTTCATGAAAAGCCCTCAAGAGTATCACTCTATCGACTTCTCTCAAAAAGTTGGAGATGTGTCCATCCATGCGTTTCAAATCACTCTCTGTAATATCTCTCTTAGCACCACTGGCAATTTGAGCTACTCTCTCAGCAATTTCCAAAGGAGTCTTGCCGAAAGCATACCAGGGGCAGAGTTTGAGCAACTCAGCATACGCATAGATGAATGCGCTATAGCGCCGCTTCACTGGCGCCGGAGACGTGGTGATGATCCTTGGATCTTTGGGCTCAACATAGGCCTCAGATTTCAAGAAGCTTTGTGCATCACGATTATCCGGCAAATCATAAACAAGCGATCCCAGATCTAAGATCGCTCGTTGCCTGGGTCGGTTTTGCTTTTCATAGACGAAATCCTCGTCTTTAGGATGTAAGCAATGGGGTTTGGGAACCACTAGCTCAGCATATTCTTGTATAAGCTGAGCATGTATTGGAGTGATTTCCAAAACTGGACTAGCAATGTTGGTTATACGTTCGGCTATAGCTTGCTCACCATTTCCCAATGTTTTACAAGGGGAGTAAGCAGCATGAACCAAAGGTGACATGAATGCCACCATTGTGGCTTTACTGGCTGGATCATAATTAGCCAAACCATAATCGTATTTCCGAACAGCAACATCCACAGGATAGACTGTGTCATTAGGCGTCCCACTCTGTTTGCGGTGAAATTCAACAAGCGTACTAGCGACAGCAGGATTGTCATCGCCAAGTATAGTTTTCACTTGAGCAACAGAGAGGTCAACCTTGCCAATTCTGGCAATATTTGAAATTGTGTCATCCTCAGTGGCTGTAATATTTGCGCATGCATATTGTCCAACACGTGCTACAGATCTAACAATGCCGTCTTTAGTTACGACATTCATTCGAAGGAAATTACCATCAACCGGATTCAATCGCTTCAAAACAGAACCCCCCAAGTATTTTGACAAATCAAAGAAGGGTGAAACGATAGTCCTCACAGGCGTTAATAAAATTAATTGATGGTTTTCCGACAATTGAAGTCGATCGACAGTGTATGATGTTGTGCGAACACGTATCCCGTCCCAAAGCCTAGTTGTGGCCAACAGTACGTCTGTATTGTAATTCCAAACATGATGAACGAACTTAGCACCTCCTGAAACCACGTATTCAACTCTACCATTAGCATCAAATGTGAATGAGCCCTCTGAGTCAGATTTACATACTACAGAGGGTTGAAAGGTGCTAATGGCAAATACTCGAGGTTCAATTGCTAAAAGTTCAGGCATATCAATGTACATATCAACGTCAACCATGGCAATAAGAGAATTGGCCTTAGGTTGATACGGTGATGAAGCTACATTAAGGTCCTTCGCCCAATGATAGGACCTACACCCAGCTTTGCCTTTTCTCAAGTCCGATGAAGATTGCTGAACATAATAGGGTTCTAAACCAACACGGTTGGCATATAATCTAATTTGCTCATTACTCGCATTGCGAATAGCTGCACTCTCAGGATGAGTATGGTTTTTCGCTTGGTGGGGTTTAATTGTTACCATGTTAACAAACGACGAACGATAAGAGTTGGAATCCACACTAGGTTGTTTAACTAGGGACATCAACCAGGCGACATATCTGCTAAATATGTCTCTATCTATGGGATTAAAAGAACCATAGTACGCACCCAAGATTCTGACAACGAGATAAATCACTAAAATCAGAACCAAAAGGGCAACAAAATCGTTGATGGTATGAATACCACATCGATAATGACTTGGACAAGTACCCATTAATATACAGGTAGCAGACTCGAACCAAGATTTATCGCCTAACAGCAAACACCGCGGCTCGTACCATGATGCCTTCTCGGGCACCACTAACGTATATAACGAGCGGAGGTTCTGGAAAATCGGTGAAAAACTAACCGATATCCATGCCATCACTTCCAGGATCTGCTGAGTCAGGAGAACCGGGAAGTGGATCAACGCCTCGGTTAAAGTATGCAAGGTATTGATGGCGAACAAAGCAACCTTCACTAAAATGGAGCCAAAAGTGGAGGTTGCAATCTTCAAAATCATGGGAGAAGCCCACGTTAGAGCAAGAAATATGGCTGTATGGTTCAACACAAATGTAAGTACCATCCGTGGAGCACCAACAGCAGTCAGTAACGCGTGCCATGATATTTGGAAAAGTGAGCAAATTAACGAAATTAAACTCATTCCGGGGATTAGTCGGATTTAAC